CACCGCACCAGATCCATCGCGCGTGGGGCAGAAGGCTCATCCGGCGATATCCAACGCGACAAGCTCATCATCGACACGGACCTGCGCTTGCTTGCCAAGTGGGACTCCGGGCGGTATGGCGACAAGTGTCGCCAGCAGTCTGGCTCGCAAGGAGTCGCTGCTGGACTATCCGACTCTGCTTGGGGCAGCGTACCGTTCTGGCCTGTCGAACGACGAGATTCGCAGGGTTGTGAACTTCGCTGAGGCGCACAAGGCTGCGACTGCGCTGACCAACACGATTGACCCTGAGCGCGCCAATGTGATCTTCTCCTCGATGTCTGGTCCGATGCAGGCAGCAGTTGTTGACATCTTGAAGGCAGCGCAGGACAACCCTTCCCTGGTGAAGGGAACTGAGGAGAAGTCCTCGTTTGTCGGCAGCCTTGTTGAGGCCGCGTTTGACGGCCTGCTGTGGGTCAACGAGCAGGGTCAGCATTTCGCTCGCGCAGGTCTTGCTGCCCGAAACGATCTGCTCTCCACTGACAGCGATGTCAGTGTGATGCAGCGCGTCGGCGCTCTCGCAGCTTGGGGTAGCGGCGCCTTCCTAGGGTCGTCCAACTCGGCGTACTGGGATGCCACGGAGAAGGGCAAGTACGACGAGAAGCGGCTCGGAGAGCTGCGCACCCAGTACGGCGAGAAGCCTGTCAACGTCATCCTTCGAGCCAACCAGATCGCTGCTGACGGTGAGCCGGATGCTGTCGGTCGCTGGATCAAGGAGTTCGAGAATGACCCGGACGCGCTGAAGATCATTGACAGTGTCATATTTCGGCGCAACGACTCTGTGGAACTTCTGAAACTCACCGACCTGGTCGATGCCACCCACATGGGGAACTACGGTTTCTTGGCTACGAACCTGTACACCCCTGACGAGTTGAAGGGGTCTGAGCTTCAGAACCAGACAGCGAACGCTGCGAACGTTGCCGCATTCTTCTTGTACGACCCGACCCTGCTGGGGTCGAAGGCTCGCGCTGGGTACATCGCCGGCAGGTACGGGCTGCACAAGCTGTCCGGTGGCGCTGACTCTGTGGAGAAGGCTTTCAAGATGCGCCAAGTGCGCCGCTTCTACGACTCGCTAGGCAAGGATCTGTCGAAGGCTGACGGAGCCATGTACGGGGACGAAGCGACCTATATGGCTCGAGTGAAGAAGAAGTACGGGTCGTGGCTGGACGAGGTGACCATTGAGGAGATGCGCGCATTCGGCGTGAAGTCCTCTGATGACGCCATGCGCTACTACATGGACACTGACATGGCGCTGGGCATCCTGCGCGGTCAAGCCATCCGCAGGACGAAGTACATTCCTCACGCGAACATGCTCGCAACTGCCAGGCGTTCGGTTACTGGTGTTCGAGGAATCAGTCCGAAGGCTCGAGGCGCCTCTGGCATGTACGGCATGTCCGGGTGGACGCGTGGCGGAAACTCTGTTGACCGTCAGGATCAGGCAGCTCGCGTGGCGGATACGCTGATCACGCAGGCGGATAAGATTGGGGCCGCTGAAGGAATTGGCTTCCGCAGCGGTCGTGGTGTCACGATTACGAAGGCTGGTGGCCGCAAGGGTCTGCGGGTTTACGGCGAGTTCAACGGGTTCACGTACAATGATAAGACTCTGGCTGCTCGCGTGGACAGGTTCATGCGTCGAGGCGCGCGCATGCCGAATGGCGCTAACGGCATCAGCATCGTTGATGCTAGTGACGCGAAGCGCGTGTACGACTACGCTCGCGCTTTCCTGACGAAGTACCATGCGAACATCATCCGTCAGGCTTGGGTTGATGGGAACCCTGCGACCAGGCTTCGCATCATGCAGGGCTTGAACCGTTCCGCTGGTTACGCGAAGGGCATTCATCTTCGTGACCCTGAGAACGGTTACCGGATCATTGACGACTTGTCTTTCGGCACTCGAGCGTCTGACCAGTATGCGGCCACTCAGGCAGGGATCATGGGTGAGCGGCTGGGTGCTGTCGCGGCGCCAGTGGATGTCACGTCTGCCAGGTATGCGGTGCCTCAGGTTCGGCCCACCGGTGATGCGGCGAAGGATCGGATGATCAGGTCGCTGAACCTTGAGCTGCGTGACAATATTGCGCGTCAGAATGAGATCCGGGCGAGCATGAAGGATGCTCGCGGGGAGATCAATGTTCGTGAGGCGATGGAAGAGTTGAAGGCTCTCCGTCAGGAGCGCCTTCAGATCAGCAAGGACATGCGTGTCATCCAGCAGGGAACTGGTGAGGTCGCTGCTCGGACTGCTCGGGCTGCTGCTCGGAAGAGCACGCCGAAGGGTCAGAACGCTGCTGATCAGGTCACTGCTGGTAAGGCTGCCGCTGTTGACGCTCAGGCCAAGCAGGCTGCTGCTGATCTGCGATCGGTGAATCGGCAGATCGACAAGTTGGAGAAGAAGGCCGGCGACCAGTCGTCTCGGTTGCAGGAGTTGTACCGCATTCGTGACGAGCTGCGTCGTGAGGGTGGGACGAAGTATTTCGAGAATCGTGCGCTTCTGGCTGAGAGGCGTCGGATTGAGAAGATCGCCTCGGATGACTTCGCCCGTTTCGACCCGTCGCTGGTCAACGGCAGGTCATATGCGATCTTCCCGTGGCAGGTTTCAAGTCGGGTGGCGATTCCACGTTGGGATCTGATTGAGTCGGCGCGGGCGAGGACGAGCGTACTTGACCAGGTGATGGGTGTCACTCAGTCTGGCGCGGTTCAGCTTGGTGTTGACTTCTGGACGTTTGGCACTCTTGCGTCTCCTCGTTTCGCTGTGCGTAATGCGATCGAGGACTACTTGTTCTACTTCGGAACGCGCGGGAATGTTAAGGATCTTCAGACTGGTCGAATGGCTTCGACTGGTACGCGTGAGGCTCGAGGAGTCGTGCAGCCGGCCATTGCTGGCGGGAAGATTCGTGGCCCTGAGACGCGTCAAGGCTTGGGCATTGTCAACCGCAGGCTTCGGAAGATCGGTGACAGGTACGCGAAGAAGCATGGTGTTGTCGGAGAGTTCATTGCTCGCATGTTCTCCGCAAACCTTGATCCGAAGGATGTGAAGGCAGCGCGGGACGCCCTCTCGGCCGGCAACAGGAAGCCGATGGAGGATCTGACTGCTTACGCCATGTACCGCCTGAAGTTCAGTCGGATCATTCCCGGCACTCAGGAGGACAAGTTCCTCCGCGAGTTCGCCTCAGTTCAGGGTCATCGGGCTCTGGACGAGGTGACTGACACAGCCAGATATCTGACTGATGCGACTCTTCCCGGCGTGAGCACCGCATGGAAGGATGTCGCTGGTGCCAAGCAGGTTCCGATCTACCGGAGCATGTACACGGGAGACTACAAGGATCTTGCTCTGACGCCGAACAATCATGCAGCCTTTGAGCGTCTCTACGCAGACATCTCCCGCACGGTTGAAGGATCCCGCAGCATCGGGAAGATCGCTGTTGCCGGCTTGGCCTCGAATGCTGGCAAGGGTGGCGAGGCTGCGAGGTCAGCTCGCGTGATCAAGAGGATCGCGGAGAAGGTGAAGGATGACCCGTGGTACAGGCAGAACATGGGAATCCTGTACGAGACTGGCATGTCCGAGGAGCAGTTCGCCACCCGTTTCTACTACGCGGTGCGAGGACTGTTCGCTGGCCCAGACGGGCGACTCAACGTTGATCTGCTGAAGAAGATTGTGCGTGAGGAGACTGACGCCAACGGGAAAAAGTTCCCGTCTGTGAAGATGCGTGACGGAGATGTCCCGCGCGTCACTGTCAGCGATCTTCAGAAGTATGACAGCACTGTTCTCCCTGACCAGGTTCTGGGCCGTGAAATGATCACGGTTCCCGTGTTCGATGACATGAACTTCATGGACCGGATCTACAAGATCATGGGTGAGATGAACGGAAGGTTCTCGCGGGAGCCGATCCTGTTCGCGAACTACCTTGACGTGCGCAAGCAGGTCGCCGCTTCCGGCCTTGAGGAGCGTCTGATTGCTGCGGGCATGAGCCCTGAGAAGGCTAACGCTCAAGTTGTCCGCATGTCCATCGACAATGCGTTCGAGCGGACGATGATGTACACGGACAACCCGGAGATTCGCACCCTGTTTGCGTGGAACATGCGGAACGTGGCCCGCTTCTACCGGGCCACTGAGGACTTCTACCGCCGCGCGTCTCGTCTGGTGAAGACGAACCCGGATGCCTTGTGGAAGGCAGCTCTGACGTATGACGTGATTGGTCATTCTGGTTTCACGTACACGGATGAGAACGGTGAGAAGTACTTCATCTATCCGGGCACAAACGTCATGTTCGATGCGATGGCGAATCTGATCGGAATGACCAACGGGTCGCAGAGAGGCTTCGCTGCCCCTACGATCTTCGGCGGCAGGGTGACGATGCTGACACCGTCACTGGACCCGAACGCCTGGTTCCCGACGTTCTCCGGCCCTCTGGCCGCGTTCCCGTTGAAGCTTGTTCTTGACAGGTTCCCTGCTGCGCGTGGAATTGAGAAAGCTCTGCTTGGAACCTACGCGTCTGAGTCTGACGTGTGGAATGCGCTCATCCCGCCCCCGATCATGCGGGCGGTGGCCATCCTCAGTAAGGACGAGCGGTACTCGCAGTACGCGTCCGCGTACAAGAACGCTGTGCAGATTGCCACCGCAGCCGGCCTGGCCCCCGACGCTGCCACACTGGATGACAGTGAGTCGTCTGAGATGGCTAAGAACAAGTATCTGGAACGTGTCGGCAACATTGCGACACATGTCTTGTACATGCGCTTCATTCTGGGATTCTTCGTCCCGGCTTCGCCGCAGGCTCTCCCGAACGATATCACTGAGTTCGCGAGGAAGATGGGAACCTCCGGTGGGCGCCAGTTGTTCTTGGAGTTCTCCAACCAGTACGACTCGGTTGAGGAGGCTTCAGCGGCATGGTTCAAGCTGAACCCTGACTACATGCCCTACTCGATCAGCAAGTCGGAGGATGGGCCGAATGTGAACCGGAAGTCGGCTTTGCAGCCGACGCGTGAGGTTGTTGACTGGTTGGTTCAGAACGAAGGGTTCGTCCGCCGCTTCCCAACATCTTCCACCTTCATAGCGCCAACCGGTGGAGCATACGACCCGTCTGCGATGGGATTGCTTGAGGCGATGGGTTTCAAGCAGCCGAAGAGCAGCCGTGACTTCGCCTTCGAGGTAATGACTCAAGAGGGCTGGTACATCTGGTCGCAGACGAAGAAGGACTACCAGGAGCGTGTCGCTGCGACGACGGACAAGGGTGAGAAGGCTCGCCTGAAGGATGCTTGGAGCGCAGCTCAAGAGGACTTGTTCAGCCGATTCTCAGGCTTGCGCGTGCGTGTTGCCCCCGGTGACGGGAAGGTTCTCGCCCAGGAGACTCTTGACCAGTCTCGGAAGATGCTTGACTTCATGTATGCGGACGGTAGTCCGATGAAGCCGAATGCGTCGTCGGAAGTGATATCGAAGATGATCGCGACGTTTGATGACGCGAATCTTCGCATCTCCACGATCACTGGTTCGACTGACCCGGAGGATGCTGAGAAGCGTCGGCTGCGGACAGCTCTGCGTTCCGCCTTGAACGACATGTCTGCTGGTGACGTGAACGCTGAGCGTTTCTACCAGACTGTTCTTGACCCGTTGATGGAGGATTAGGATGCCCGCAGTTGACTGGAGGCCGGGTAGCACAGGCGATGGTCCTCGCCGGCCACGTCCGAACCCTTCAGGCCGTCCAGCCTCCCAGCTGGACAACTATCTGGGTGGCAGTGGCGGCGGTTCCGCAAGCGGTCCTTCGTCTTTGGCGCCGCGTCCGGGGACGCAAGCGGATCGTGAGCGGATCGCGAGGAGTCCGAAGGAGTGGACGTGGCGCGGTGGACGGCCTAACAACTCGATGTCGGTTGACTACCAGCAGAGCCTGTGGAACGACTCCCGCAGCGCCCCAAGCCTGTCTCGCTCCTACCGGAAGTGGTGGGATGACAATCTGGAGGTGATCCGGGCTCAGTCTCCGACCAAGTACAAGGAGGGACGCACCGCGTACAAGGCGGCAGTTCAGAAGGCTGCCAGCCTGGGCATGGGCGTGAACGAGTACATGGCTGAGTATTTCGGGATCAGCTTTGATGGTGCTGATGGCACCCCGTACACGGGTGATGTTCCGCTGACCACGTCAAGCAGTGGAGGAGGGTCCGGCTATCGCGGCGGTGGCGGCGGTGGCGGTGGTGGGGGCGGCGGTGGGGGAACCGTGACGCAGACTCGCATTGACATCACGGATCCGACCACGGCACGTAGCCTGATCAACCGGACCCTGTCGGACAGCCTCGGGCGTCTGGCAACAGAGCAGGAGATCAGAAAGTTCACGCAGGCTTTGAACGCGGCTGAGAGGGACAACCCTCAGCTCGCAGTGTCCTCAGGCAGCGGGAACATGTCTTCGACTGTTACGAGTGGCGGGTTGGATCGTGAGCAAGTCCTCCTTGACCAGGTCCGGGGCGGCGCTGAGTATCAGGCGTTCAACACTGACAGTGTGTTCCGTCAGGCGATGAGCATTCTTGCTGGAAGGGGTGCGTGATGGCTCAGAACCCCGCTCCGAAGAAGAAGAAGACTCCTGCGCAGATTGCTGCCGAGAGACGGCGTCGAGCGCAGCAGCGTGCCGTCTTCCAGCAGATCAAGGATGACTTCGGGATCACTGATGCTCTGCTGGACGCTGACCCGACCGACCCGAAGACTGGGTTCTCTCTTCGGGAAGCGTTCGACCAGATCCGGCGTGAGCAGATCACTGATGCGAACCGTGCTGCTGAGATCATCAACAAGACGACATGGTTCCGCAACAATGGTGTCGGTGTTCTTGAGCGCATTGCGCTCAGGCGTTCCAACCCTGGTGTCTACAAGAAGCGTCTGGCTGACAAGGCGAACGAGCTGCGCCGCATATTCGTGCAGATGAACCTTGATGTCAGCCGTGGGACGTTGGGCCGGATGGCTAAGGACGCTTTCGAGTACGGCTTGGACGCGAACCAGGTCGTTGACAAGTACAAGGCGAAGATCAAGGTCAGTGACGGGTCTGACGGTGAGCAGGCTCTGCGAGGGTTCGCCCGTCAGATGGGTGTCCAGTTGACGGACGACTGGTTCAGGAATGCTGCCCTCCAGATGACGACTGGTTCACAGAACTCGGCTACGTATGAGGAGCGCATCCGCGCTCAGGCGAAGAACACTTACGGGTACTGGGCTGACAGGATCGATGAGGGTGAGACGGTTGAGGAGCTCGCCGGCCAGTACTTGGCGTATGCGCAGCAGTGGCTTGAAGATCCGAACGTGAACTTGATGGATCGCACTGTGCGGCAGGCGTTGCAGCCTGCTGACGGATCGAATCAGCCGTCTCCTCTGTGGAAGTTTGAGCAGTCGGTGAAGAAGGATCCGCGTTGGAAGTCCACGAAGAACGCGCAGGCAACTTACGCTGAAACTGCTGGGCGTCTCCTTCAGTCTTGGAGTGTCGCATGAGTGAGCAGATTCCTGAGTCTCTTGCGCAGTGGGCTGTGGACGCGTTGCAGAAGCAGTTCCAAGACATCGGTCTGGGTGATCTCTGGTCCCTCATAGACAACTACATCGTTGAGGGAACGGACACGTTCGATGAGATCATGTCTCGTATCCGCTACGACCAGTCAGCCCAACAGGTGCTTGACCGCCGGTTTCCAGCGTTGAAGGATCGTCCCGACCTGGACATACCTTCATATCTTGCGTTGGAGAACCAGTACAAGTCGATCATTCAATCCGCTGGATTGCCGGAAGGTTTCTACGACCAGCGTTCCGACTACACTTCGTGGATTTCCACCGATGTGTCACCGCTGGAGGTTCAGGCCCGTATCGGCACCGCTTCACAAGCGGTGGCGAACGCTGACCGGAACGTGAAGCAGGCTCTCGCGGACTACTACGGCGTCAATGATGCTGGGATCATGGCGCACTTCTTGGACCCGAAGAAGGCCGCAGATGTACTTGCCGGCCAGTACCGTGCCGCCCAAGTGGGTGGGGCGTACCGGTCTGAGGGGATGAGTCTGAGCAAGGATCTGGCTGAGGAGGTCGGCGCAGGCGACTTCGGTGGTCGCGAGCTGATGATGGGTGCGCAGCAGGTTGCGGGTGACATGGATGCTGCGGGCAAGTTGAGCCGGATCTATGGGGACGACTTGACCAGTGAGGATCTCACTCGAGAGACGTTCAACTTGGCTGGTGGCTCGGAGGCTCGGAAGAAGAAAGGTCGGCTGGCGTCGAAGGAGCGTGCCTCGTTCAGTGGCGCTTCTGCTGTGAGTGACAACTCGCTGCGCCAGCGGGCGCAAGTCTAAGCAACACCACCCAACCTCTTCAGGGTTGGGTTTTAGGGGATGGCAGGTTTCGTACCGGCCCAAGCGTGCAGCCGGTCGGTAACCCCGGTTCGACTCCGGGCATCTCCACTCCGCACACGGATCAATCGGCCCCGTGGCGAGTAATGAGTCCGATAGTCGTCACTTCCAACACTCTACCCCTGGAGTGTCTGCGTGTGGCGCAAACCTTCAAAGATAGGGAGTTACAAGATGGCTGATCAGAATGTTGACATGTTCGATGACGACTTCGACCTGGACGATGACGGTGACCTCTACGAGGAGCCGGCTCAGTCCACCGCTCTTGTGCGCAAGCTGCGCCGCGAGTTGAACGCTGCCAAGAAGATGATCAGGGAGAAGGATTCGGCTCTGTCCTCCCTGATGTCTGATGCGCGCACCCGCACCATCAAGGATGTTCTCTCCTCCTCGGGTGCCAATCCGAAGATTGCAGCGTTCGTGCCTGCTGACATTGAGCCAAGTGAGCAGGCCGTTTCGGCATGGTTGAAGGAGTACGGTGACGTGTTCGGGTTCAGTCCCGCTCAGGACACTGATGATCGGCCTAACGGCAGTGTCAACACTGACACTGTTGGGCGCATGAACGCTGCTGAGGCGTTCGGCTCCCCAGTTGAGGTCGCAGGCGATCTGGAAAACATGATTCTGAACGCCTCGTCCCGTGAGGAGCTGCAAGCCCTTCTGCGGAACGCGTGATTGCGCATTCCTTTCTATCTAGTTCTGGAGTGTAGTCGTGGCTAACACCTATACAGGTACTGCGACCATCTCGAACCAGACTGGTATCACCAACCTGATCCAGACCGCGTACGACAAGTACATCGAGTTCGCTCTGCGTAGCGAGCCGATGTTCCGTGCGTTCGCGGACAAGCGTCCGGTTGATGTCACCTCTGCTGGTACGAGCGTGGTCTTCCAGCGGTACGCCGACCTCTCGGCGGCGACCACCGCTCTCACTGAGAACGTTGACCCTGACGCGGTTGCT